CCCAGTCACGATCGGAAGTGCGGGAACTGCGGTTACTTCTTCGAACGCGCATGAGCCCCTGCTTATAGAGGGGTGGATATAACGTAGCGTGATTAGACTTATCCACAGCTTGCCAACCTGTTTATATAACCACTTTTTATAACAATTTAACTTGAACATCTCCCTTTATTATCATAGATTTAGAAAACCGCCCGCAAATACTGTTGACTGTTCGTTGCTTTTGTGCATGCAGTTTGGTATTTTATGTGCGCCAAAATCCGTCAAACCGTCATGCAGGAGGCAATAAATGAGCGAATCTTATGTAGACAAGCTTAAAGAAAGAGTCGCGCAGCTTCAGTCCGAAGAGGACGTGGTAGCTATTCGCCTGTTTCGTGCCGGCCCAATGTCCTCCCAAGAAAATGTAGCCAAGGGTGTCCTCGACCTTATGGAGGCTCCAGTTGTAGCCGACCACGACATCTTTTAAACTTAAGCAATATCCAAAAAAGGGTGTCATAGACACCCTTTTTTAATGGTTGAGAATAATATCGAGAGGATTCAATGGCCTACGAACCACACCCACACCTTGATGCGCTGGCAGACTTCATGGTCTTCAGCAATTTTCGAGAAAGATTCGAGCCGCCACTGTATCTGCAGCCGAACCCGAACGAGGCCAATAGATTTGCCCTGATCCCGGAGGTGGCCCGCTGGTTGGGGATACCACCGGAAACCATCGAACTATGCCCAAGAGATATCTCCAACGCCGACCCCCTGGGCATGATCGAGATGCTCTCCAATGGCGGGGCGAGGATTTCCTATTCAATCGAACTTAACCCGTGCTGGAAGCGCCTCATTGTAGTCAAGGAACTCTGCCATCTCATCGTTGAGAAGCTTGAATATAAGAGCCTACCCCCAATTGATATACCAAGTCTGCTTTCTTCCGTCTGCAGGCCGGACGCTACCAACCTACTGGACTGCTATGACACGGAGAACCAGAACGGGGCTACGGAACTCAATTGCTGTTATCTTGCCGAGCAAATATTGGTCCCGTGGTTCGCAAATCCCGAAATTATCTCCAGCGAAAGAACTGACTACGACGAGGCGTTCATCTATCGCGCCCCGCGTGACATCATCGCAACACGACGCAATAATCGCGATGGCGTAAGTCATCGGGTCGCGGAAGCCGTCAACAGGCGCCTGGAGTCAATGCCATCAACAGCATGACACCAAGTACCTACCGCCGAGCCCGCCCAGTGCGGGCTTTTTTATGTCAGCACCGAGGGTGAAGGAGCACCCCCAGTGCCTGGCCGTTCGGAGTACGGCTTAACACCACTCTAGCAGTAATTCCCCTCCCCCCCTAACTTATGGCCGGATTTGGCTGAGCGAACCTTGCTTCCCGAAAAGGTAAGTTTCACTTGACACAAAGGTAAGTATATCTTACCTTGGCCGTGCCACACCGGAAATGGAGCAACCAAAATGAATTCACGAACGAATACCCAGGCCCGTGTGGGCCACCCCCCGAAACCCGGTTACACCCAGGTCAGCGAGGATTGGCATCTGTACAAATTCGAGGACGGCCCCCTGTTCTTCGGCTACACCATGCTCGAAGTGCTCGAGAAGGCCAGTCGATATGAAATGTATCTCGAAATGCGTGAGTTCGCGGACATCTGTCAGCAGGAAGCGCTGAAGCTCAATGCAGATAGAAGGGGAGACCATGTCGAACGTCGATCTCACCGGCAGCTGGCCCACGACTTTTACTGAGATACAGGCGACTTGGACGAAGAGCAAATCAATCTACCGCTCCCGCCGGATCCACAGCAGATATCAATGATGCAATCGATCGTGGAAGACGGTAACTACCTGGTCGCCAGTGACGGCACGCACCGCTTCGAACTCTGCAGCCAGCTCACCGACGCCGGCTACATGAGGCGGGATCACTGCCCCAAGGCAGTTGGAGTACATCAGTTTTCAGTGACCCGGAAAGGCCGAGCGGCAATCGAGGATTTCCCGAATGGATGATCTACTACCCTGCCCCCACTGCGGCAGCACCAACCTCACCCCCAACCAGTGGAGCCTCAATGACGGGGAAGAAGACGCGATGGAATGCGCGAACTGCTACGCCGGCGCCCCTCTGCGGGTTTGGAACCATCGCGGGGAAATACCCTGGCAGGAACAGCTGAAGAATATACCTGGTGAAGACTGTGGAATCGTGGGGCTGACATGAAGGGAACCATACAACAGGTCCAGCAATACTCATTGACCATCGAGGGAGTGACCTTCAATAACTTGACTCTCGAAAGCCGGTGGGAGGGGATGATGAAGCTGGTGCATCGGGACGGGTCAATGATCGTTGTGCCGGGCCCCGGGGTCCCGATCGCGGTCAAATCCATAATCGGAGAACCATCGGAAGTGGAGCTGATATCTGCCAGCCCTGCAATTCTAGACCACATCGAAACCGAACAGGGCTCAATCTGTCAATTTTGCGGACTGAAAGTAAAAGCGCCCTGCACCTCCACCCCCGAGTTTTGCGTCAACGAAGATCTATATGAGAGAAATAACGCATGAGTTTTGAGAGAGACGTGGTCACAATCGCCCTTAAAGAGCTGTTCCACAGCCGAAGCTTCAGCATCTGCGACGTGGATAAGATAGGCAAAATCTTGGGCACAAACCCCAGCAGGCACCCTGGCTACAAATACTTGCGCGCCCTCCACTGTGTGGACTACGCAGATATGACAAACACCGTTCGAGACGAACTGCCCCAGCGAGTCATGGAGTGCCTGAAACCGGATTCACTGAACTTCGAAGCAATGGCATTCGCATTGACTGCCGAGGGTAAGGGAACCACCCCCATCGAAGACAATTACATTGATGCACCGAAAGTCGCCAGATTGGCCTGGAGAAAGTAATGGAATGCGAACTGGTGACCGTCGTGGATCATGTGGGAGTGATCATTTTAACTGCGATGTGCTTGTACGGGTTCTACAAATTCATCATGGATCAGATTTAAGGCTATTGAGGCAAAGTCATTGGGCGACACGACCGGAATCAGCTGGACCGATCACACCTTCAATCCCTGGTGGGGCTGTACCAAAATTGCACCTGGTTGCAACAACTGCTATGCGGCAGCGCTCGATAAGCGCACCGGTGGGAATTACTGGGAGGTCGATCAGAAGCCACGGCGAACCCGCCCCGCGAACTGGCGAAAAGTCCTGAAGTGGAACGAGCAGGCCGAGATCGAGAACCGCCGCCAACGGGTATTCTGCGGGTCCATGATGGACTGGTGTGACAAGGATGCACCCCCGGGCGCTCTCGACGATCTCTGGGAGCTGATCCGATCCACCCCCATGCTGGACTGGCAGCTGCTCACAAAGCGCGCCACGCTCATAGCTAATCGGCTGCCAGCCGACTGGGGTGATGGGTACGACAATGTGTGGCTGGGCGTCACCGTGGAAAATATGGCGTGGGGATACCCCAGGATAGATGCTCTGGTGGAAATACCGGCCAGGCTCCGATTCCTGAGCTGTGAGCCGCTACTCTCAGGATTGATTAATCTGCCAGAAAAGCTTCAGGGAATTCAGTGGGTGATTGTCGGTGGAGAGTCAGGGCCTGGCTGCCGACCTATGCGGCATCACTGGGCTGTCGACGCCATTTCCGATTGCCGTTTGGCGGGAGTGCCGGTCTGGTTCAAGCAGCACGGAGGGAATTCACCTGATAAGGGCGGCTGCCTAATCGGTGGCGAAGAACATAAGCAATGGCCACACCATTTACAAGGCCCAGGCTCAGCCCTCACGGAGCAGCACCAGTGAAAGTATCATTTGAGTTCGACGTAGACGCCGCCCTGAAGTCACAAGAATTCATCGGAGCGCTCATCAGGAAGGGGTGGCGCCCACCAATAGCCCAAGATGAGTGTCCGCACTACAGCGTTCACAAAGTTCCAGGACACAATTTTCATCGCTGTGGCGCCTGCGACGCAAAGGTGGAGGTTCAAGCAGCACCGGAGCAGGAGATGAGCACACAAAATGACAAGCGATAGTGTGGCAATGGTAGTGATCGGGGTGCTGATTATTTTGCTTTGGGGCGAGCCCTGCTTGCTTGAGGTTATTATCCAGGATGTCAGCGGTGATTGCCCATGAGCAGTGAACAGCCCATCCCAATCGCTGACCTGTTTGTCCTGACCACAACGGCACTGAGGAAGATCACCGGCGACACGGAGGCCGCTATCCATGGCAAGATCAGGGACGGCAAGTGGGTCGAGGGGGATCAATATGTTCGGGATCCCGACAAGGGTCTAAGATTCAGACTGAGCGCTATCCATGAATGGAGTATGAGCGAGTGGAAAAGAGAAGCCGAAAACGTGGAAGTGTCACCGAGATCCGAGGAAAACTCGGGCTTCGATTCTGGTGGCGCCACCCCGAGGACGCCCACGCCGAATACCGATGGTCCGTCTCGACACATTACGCCGCGAATGACGTTAATCGAGAGCTCCTAGAAAAGCGCCTGGAGATCATCAACGCCAAGATAGCCGCCGGCGCGTTCTTCCCGTGCTCGGAGTTCCCCGATTCCAAGATAGCGGCCTATTGCCAATGCCCTGCCTGCGCTGTCCTGGAGCCCCTCTCGAGGGCCCACGTCGCCCCCGTCACGCTGGGTGATCTGTTCGTGTTCTACACCCTGCACGAGGCTGACAGGGCCTCAGGGAAGGGGAAAATCATTGAAGCCAGCACCTGGCGGACCAAAAAACAGGGCATGCGCGCGCTCGAGGGCAGTTTTTCATGGCGGGATGCCAAGGGGGAATTATTCGACTTCGCGCCCCTTACCGATTACCACATCCGGGAGCTCACCCCCCACAACGTGAAGTACTGGCTCCTGGCCTTCCAGAATCGCCAGGAGCTGCTCACCAAGGACAAGCCACCCGCGTCTACTAGCTACCTCAGAAACCTGCACAGCATCGTGCACCAGGCCGTGGAGTACGGGCAGCTGCAGCGCTGGTGGCGGACCCACCCCCTCCTGGAATACAACGGCGTCCTGATCGAAGCCACCAAAGAGGAGCGCAACCGCCAGCGGAACAAATCCCTGTTCAAGCCATTCACCATCGTTGAGCGGGACAAGGTAATTGCCTGGTTCGAAAAGCAGTGGCGCGACTGCCCCGAGAAGGAGTACAACGGCAAGGAAAAGCTGCGCCGGTTCTTCCTGTATCACTACGTGGTCATTGGGTTCAATACCGGCCTGAGAAGTCCCAGCGAAATGACCGCCCTCGAGTGGAGAAATGTCGACTACGGGCGGAAGCGGCTGAGCGTGGTCGGTAGCCGGGAGGCCTCCGGGCGGGTCGATGAGCAGGTGATCCGGCGGTACACCAAGACAATCAAGCACCGGGAAGTCCCGATCAACGACGCGGCCCTGGCCAGTTTCAAAGCACTGGAAGAATACCGGCAGGACCAGGACTGGGTGTTCTGGAATCCGCGCGCGTCAAAGGACAACCCCCTGGCCAATGAAATCGGCTGGGCGCCCCTGACCGGTGAAAAGCGGGTGCGCTACCAATTCGAGAAGTGCCTCAAGGCGCTGAAGATCGACAGCCCGCGGCACCAGGGCCAATACCGAATGCGCCACACCTTCGTAACCACCGCCCTAGATAACACCACCCTCTCGGATGCCAAGATCGCGGCCATGATCGGTGACGGCGTCGACACAATGAAAGCGCACTACGCCGGCCACTGTTTAAACCGGTGGCGAGACGAAGACGACATCGATCAGTTGAATGCCCTGAATGCGGCGGGCAAAGGCAGGTTGAGGAGTGTGAAGTGACGCTGCGCGAGAACTATGTCTGAATATTTCTTATTGCTTGCGTCAGTCGCTTTATTCGGGGCGGCCTGTTTTCTGATGGGTGTTCTGGTTGCTCACCCCGAGGGCATGAATCGTAAAAAGTCTGGAAGGTCTGATCGATAAATGTGTTTTTCTCGGGCTCTTCATCGGTGACGGCACCATAGAGTGCAATCGCGGTTTGCAGCGCGAATAAAAGAAATGTGTAGACCGCTATGGAGTTCATGATGTTGTTTTCAGGAAAAAGGCCAAATACATTTTTCCAGTTGGGGCTTACCGCCTCCAGCTCCGCCTTGGCTTGGCTGAAATCACCACTATCAATGGCCGACTCAACAATGGATTGCATTTTTCGCAAAACCTGCAAATCGACATCATTATCGAGGCTCGCATATATGGTTTCTGCTATGACGTCATACTGCCCATCGGCTATACGACCGAACCCGCCACACTTCGGACAGGGACCGGATTCAATGCCCTCAAAACGGATGTGTTGGACGTCTGTCATCACAACCATCGAAGGGAAAATAGTACCGCACGCGGGGTTGTTACAGATTGCAGGAAGATGTGCCATGCGCACTTTCCTCTTTTTGGCAACATGCTGCGCGGATGCTTCTGGTAACACCGCGACAACATTTGCCGAGGGATTTTGCAAGATGCTGAAAATAAAAGCGAAATTGGTCGGGACGACAGGATTTGAACATACACCCCCAGTTTCCACCCCCAATAGAATCAATGGCTTAGCCACCCCTGATTTCGTCCGAGTTGCCTGGAGTTGCCTGGGATCGCTTGCTTCTGGTAACACCCGGCCTACACGGGGCGATTTGTAGTGTCCGCGCCGGGGGAAAAATCATGTGACCACTGTGGTGAGCCCCACCGCCGGCGCCGGTTCTGTAGCGCCCGCTGCCAGAAAGCCGCGTATCGCTTGACCGCGAAAGATCAGGCCCGGTGTAAGGCGTGGAATGAAACTCCAGAAGGCAAGTATTCGAACCATAAAACTGCGGCGGGCAAGCGGGGGATCGAGTGGGAATTCACATTCGATACCTGGTGGGCCATGTGGGAGCCGCACTGGGACAAACGCGGCAACGGCGGAGACAAGCTCTGCATGTGTAGGCGGGGCGACAGGGGGCCATACAGCCCGGAAAACTGCCGTATTGATACCAACAGGAACAACATATTGGAGGCCAGAATCGGCAGGCCCTGCGCGAACAGGCCAGCCCGAGTGCCAAACAAGATCCAGGGAGTCAACTGGAGAAAAAGCACCTCAAGATGGGTGGCAGCGATAACCAGCGGTGGTGCGTATACCCATCTCGGTTACTACCTGGACTGGTTCGAAGCGGTATGTGCACGGAAATCTGCTGAGAATCGGAGAGAGGCCGTAAGGCTGCGATTACAAGCCAGCGACGAAGACGCCATCGAATGGGCCCGAACCGCCAAGCTACCAAGCGCTGTGAAAATCGAAGGCGGGGCGGCCTTTGGCAAGGGAGTTCAAGTGCTGTGCTTCCTCAAGGCACTGAAGCGATATAGCGAACAGGGGATGCCAGCATACGACCCAGAACTGGCCGCCAAGTTGGACGCCATCCTGCCCCCCACCCCCGCGGAAGCGAAGCCATGAAAGAGAGACCAATCCTATTCAAAGGTGAAATGGTCCGTGCCATTTTGGATGGCAGGAAAACCCAGACGCGGCGAATTGTGGATCCTCAACCACCAGTCAGCAGCATTAACCTCGCCCACGGACCGATAAAGAGCTGCTGGGAATTCAGTGTTTCCGGGAGGGACTACCGATGTCCCTATGGCCAGCCAGGAGACAGGCTCTGGGTCAGGGAGACCTACAGGCTCATAGAATTCGCTCCGTTCCAGCATGATGACGTAGGAGAGAGCGAATTTGATTACCGCGCTACACCAAGACCCGAGTTTTCCGACTGCAGGCTAAAGTGGTCACCATCCATCTTCATGCCCCGAATAGCCTCCCGTATCGACCTGGAGGTCACTGGCGTTCGTGTGGAGCAGCTGCAGCGCATCACCTACGGAGACATTAGAAGAGAGGGCATGCGGTGTACCGAGCACGACTTCGATTCAGGATTCTGCGTGGGGCCCTGTGATCACCTTGTCGCCGATTGGATTGAACTTTGGAAATCCATCAACGGCCCCGGCTCCTGGGATGAAAACCCCTGGGTATGGGTGGTTGAGTTCAAGCGAGTCGAGCCATGAGCTGGGCGCTCGGCTATGACCCCAACTGGAACCGCGATATCGGCTATGGCGTTCCTGCTATCTGTGATCATCCGGATTGTAATGCAAAGATCGATCGAGGCTTGTCATTCGTTTGTGGCGATGACGTGTACGGCGGTGAGCACGGGTGCGGGCTGTATTTCTGCGGAGAGCACCTGCTATTCGATCTCGAGGTAGATGACATGCCCCCGCGCTGTGAGCGATGCCTGGCCGAAGATGCCGAACCCTTCACCCCCAAGCCCGACACCCCCGAATGGTTGCGATGGAAGCTCAGAGACACCAGCTGGATGCAATGGCGGGAAGAAAACCCAGAAGCCGTTCAGGCCATTCGAGATCGACTGCGCCAAGAAGGCACCACCCCCATAGGAGAGAAATCATGAAAGTAGATGTACTGGATCACGGTTTTGTCCGACTGATCGACCACATGGGCAACGACCTGAGCATCGTACGTAATGCCAGGGTGTCCCACGACGCTGCCTGGCGTACCGGCGAGGACGCCGGCAAGGATGAAAAGCTAATCGGCTTCCTAATGAATCACGGGCACAACACCCCGTTCGAGTCGGTACAGTTCACCTTCGAAGTGAAGGCGCCAATCTTCGTTTTCCGGCAATGGCACCGCCACCGTACCTGGAGCTACAACGAAGTATCTGCACGATACACGCAACTGCCGGAAGAATTCTACGTTCCTGAACCGAAGCACTTGGGAGTGCAATCCAAGACAAACCACCAGTCTCGAGACATGGAAGGTGTTTCAGCCAGGGGCAAGGAAATCCTCTGCAGCTACATGCGAACGCAGAACCAAGATGCTTTTGAGGTCTATAAAGAGCTCCTGGAAGAGGAAGTTCCTCGGGAACTGGCCCGCTCAGTACTCCCCGTAGCCACCTACAGCCACATGTTTGCCAGCGTCAACCTTCACAATCTTTTCCGGTTCCTGGATGAGCGATTAGCCGACGGCGCACAGTACGAAATCCGTGTATATGCGAAAGCGCTGCTGGCCCTAATTAAACCTATCGTACCGGTCGCAGTGGAAGCGTGGCTAGAACAGCAACCCAACACACCCACAGCCTACGGGGCATAACTGGAGATCAAAATGAGAGTAAACGTCTACGCTGAAGAACTGCCCGATGAGGGCTCAATCGAAATTATCGGCAAAGAAATCAACGGCCATACCTTCACCGGACTGCGCATCCCCCTGTACTTGCCCGTAACCCTACCTGATGGAACTCAGGCCAGGGGTAAGTTCATGCACCACCCCGATGATGATGACTCCAGTGCTATCACGATATGGGGAAAGCGGGATTTGCGGGTATTGCTTCGTGAAGCTTTGGCCCGGCTTGACGATCATTACGACGAACCCGGCGTTCCAACTATGCCGGTCCCTTTGAACCCCGACAATCCAAAGCAGGAACCGCTCATTACCACTCTCATGAAGCAAGCCTGCATGGGCGAATACAGCTGGGAAGAACAGGCTGATTATCACGACGAAAACGGCAACCTGATCGAGCACACCGCGACCCGAGAAGTGCCCTGGGATCTCTGTAAAAAAATCTACAAGCAGATGGCGACCATGGCCAACGGGTCAGCAGAAATGGAACAAACCCCCGAACCAATCACACAGCCAGGCGGAGGAACCATGACAGCGAAAGAATTCAACGAAAAGTACCCGGTCGGTTCCGGGTTTATATACCAACCCCTTGCCGCATTGCGTGGCGGTGAGCTCGTCGAAACACGTTCCGTGGCGTGGGAGCTGGCCCATGGTGAGCCTGTCGTCAAAATCACCGGTCGGACTGGCGGTGTCGCAATCAGCCACCTGACAGCAGCCTGACCCACCCCCGCCCAATCCAGGGCATAACCAAGAGGAAAAACCATGACTAAAGCTGTACGAATTGAAAACGCCGACAACGGCACCGACTACCAGGTTGTTGTTCAAACCTGGGCGAAAGGCTACGAGAAAGATGGCGAAATAGAGCCCGATACTATGGTGAAGGAGGAGGTTCTCTGGCACCCAACTCAAATGGTAGATGGACTTATTCACGACAGCCAATACCTGGTAGTCAAAGAAAAAACAGAATCCTGATCACACTGCGCCGCCACCACGGGGCGCGTATTCACTGTACCAAGAGGAAGTAGAGATATGGGTAAATACACCGTAACACTACAGATTGATGTGCTCGTTGATGTTGAAATTTCAGCCATTTCCATGGAGGAAGCGCTGGAAAAAGGACGGCAACTGCGCCCCGAAAATGCGATAAAACCTCGCACGAAAAAGAACAGCATTGTTGACTGGGAAACTAAAGCCGTAACCAGCGTTTTCGAGCAGTAACCCACCACTATAGGAGCTGAATAGATATGCAAATTTACGGTGAAAGCATCCAGCCACGTCACCCCAAGAGCGGCACCAGTCCGCTGGCCATGACAGAGGATGAGCTTGGCGGACTCGTAAAGTTTGCGAAAAGCCGCTGCCAGTCACGCATGATGGAACTGACCAACGGCGTCCCCTTAACCGATGTTCTAATCCGATCATACATACAGGGCCTCGTAGATGCGGCGGCAACAATGCCCACCCCCAAGGACACCCCCCATGACCGATGAGGTTTGATATGGCTAAAAGATTCGACGAGTTTTGGGATGAAACAAAGCGAGAGGTTCGCCAGCCCTGGAACGAAGAAGTCGCCAGGTATGCAGCCAGGGAAGCGTGGCTTTACCAGCAGGATGTAATCGATGCCTTTCATGAGAGAGTGACGGCACTGGGAGTAATTCTGGATTCCATCTCTGACATGGAAGGCCGCGAGGGAATGACAGACGCGGAGTTTGTTAAACAGGCCCTTCTCAATATTCAGCATGGTGCGCCCTGGCCTGAAGAAACAGCCATGACCGATAAAGCCCTCGTAGATAAAGCCCTGCTGAGAGAAGCTGCTGAGGAGATGCAGTCTCGGGCAGAATTTTTTGCCAGCATGCGAGCATATATCCCCGCAATACAAGATGAATACACCCGACTCACAGACCTAGCCAACAGGCTGATTGCCGCAGTGGAGGAAGAAAGATGAAACATGAATTAAAGACAGATAGCGAAGTATTTCAAGCAGTACTCTCAGGCCGTAAAACTTTTGAGATTCGTTTTGATGACCGAGGGTTTTGTGTTGGCGATTCGTTATTGTTAAGGGAAACCACACATACCGGCGAAGAAATGAAGCGGGGGAAGCCACTAAAATACACGGGGCAAGTAAAAGGAATGGTGGTAAGTCATATCTTACGCGGACCTATTTACGGCCTCAAGGATGGCTGGGTAATTCTTAGTCTCCATCCACCACACCAGTAGAGAGTGAGTAGATGAATAGCGTCAACGGGTCAGAGCTGTACCAGCGGGTAATTACCTACTTCGACAAAGATGAAGAGCGGGACGAACTTTCCCGAGAGGTCTGGTCAGGAACTCCATGGATGGTTGACGCCTACACCGGAAAGATAGAGAACTTTGGTCGATACCGGGAAATCATGGACTGGTGCAGGGAGCAGTTCGGGCCTGAAGCGTGGCCCATACACGGCAAGCCGGGGAGCTGGCACTGCGGAGGGGCCACCGTCATGGGCTGGACATGGATGGGGTTCGCAACTGAAGACATGATGAACCAATTTATTGAACGATGGCCATCACCGGTAGACGCTACTCTGGAGGATTGATGGGCCTTAATGACGATTATGAGCAGGAGAAAAATCTGGAGGCTCAGTGGGCACTCGGTGATTACTGCGGAGAATGCCCCAACTGTGGCAGGCACCGGCTCTGCCACTGCGATAACGGCAAGCGGCGCTGTGAAAAGTGCAACTGGGTGCCTGAAGACAACGACTACTGCCCAGTGCCCCTATAGTTACTCTGGAGGATTGATGTATGAGCACAAAAGCGTTTGTAACCGAGAGCAACATGATCGAAGGCATTCACCGCCCGCCGACTGAATATGAAATGTCGGAGCATGAGAGGTTTACCGCCCAACCCGATATGACGATTGAACAACTGGAACGGTTCGTTTCCATCTACCAGCCAGATGCCAGATTGCGTGATGCCCCGGGGCTTGATGTTCGTGTAGGAAATCACATTCCCCCGAAAGGCGGCCAGAATATTCGTATTTCTCTGGAAATACTGCTGGATTGCATTGCGGACATGTCACCGTACGAAGCGCATGTGGCCTATGAAACACTGCACCCATTCACAGATGGCAATGGGCGGTCAGGGCGGGCGCTGTGGGCCTGGCATATGAATCAGATACACGACAACCACCCGCCCACGTTTTTGCACCAGTTCTATTACCAGGCGCTGCAGGGTGCCCGCAAATAAGCCTTAGCTTACAGGAGAGAGACGTGTCCAAAGACGAGTTGATCGCTAAGCAACAGCTGGAAATAGAGGAACTGAAATCAATCAGCTCAACCAGGAAAGAAGCCCTGCGGAAAATATCACGGCTTTGCACGTGTATCGGCGGGCCGCTCAACGACAACAAGAAAGGCTATACCAAAGAGCAGATGTTGGACTTCTGGCAGATAAATGAACTGGCTGAAGACACACCCTGAGTAGATTGATATGAGCGGCCAGATAACGTACACCATCTACGCCTTCCATGAGGTGCGCACATTCCAGGGAGTGTTTGCCTGCCGGAACTATCTGGAATCCCTACCCCGCGATTCAGAGGTCGCACTACAAGTAAAGAGCGGGCCGATCAAAGCAATCAGAATCAAGCACACCTCCGAGGGTAAGTTCAATGGTTACGACTATTTGGAAAATGAGGCATAAGGAGGTAGTCTGCGCCTCACAGTAGTCGATCATGAAACCCGGTATCCGACTTTCATCCAGAGAACTCTCATTAACGAGTTGCTATAGATAAACCCCCAGGAAGGATATGAACCAAATACTCTATAAGCTTTTAGTAATCGTGTACGCACTTCTTTGCTTTTTCTTGGCTCTTGAGGGTATGCCTGCAGAGTTGGCCGGTTTTGCCGTGGCCGGTGCACTTTCTCTAGTGTTTCTCAACTTAGAGGAGTTCGCTGAATTCAGTGGTGCAGGATTTTCGGCAACGCTAAGAAAAAGAGTGGAGAAGGTCGAAAAGGATATCGAACCAATTAAATCCAAAGCCACTGAACCTGAGGCCTTGGAGAGTTCCGCGAAGAAGAAAATCGACGATCACTCTGATGAAGGCCTTGGCGGTGATTCACTAAAAGTCCTCGACGCTCTTGTAGAGGGGAAGTATTCCTGGCGAACAAATCTTGGGTTAGAGAATGCCACCAAATTATCAAGAGAGAAGCTTTCAGAAGTCTTAACTGAAATGGAAGCTGATGAACTGGTTACTACAACGCAATCCGCAACCGGACAGGTAATGTGGGGCGCCACAATGAAGGGCCACGTCACCCATACGGTAGAGCATGCAACCTACGAATAATATGCATAACAGGGGCAGGTAAAATCGCCCCGCGGTCTGGGCGCGCCCCACGACTTTGCCTATAACAGATTAACCACAAATCACTTTGACGATAATATTTCGCGTTTCATCAAACACAAACCAAAATAATTTCAAATATTTTCACTTTCTTCCTTGACTTTTAGGACCTTTAGTCCTATAGTTACAACATGCCCGGCGATAACCGCAAGGGCGAAACCCGAAAGGAAGACACTATGAACACCACCGAAGAAAACAAGATCATTGAGCAAGCCCTCGAAATCCTCACCAGCCGTATGCTCAGCGGCGAAACACTCTCCAGCCCCGCCGATACCGTTGAATTCCTGACCGTTAAGCTGGCCGGTAAAGAAGCTGAAGTATTTTTCGTGGTCTACCTCAGCAGCCAACACCGCGTCATCTCCCTTGAGGAAGCTTTCAAGGGCACCATAGACGGCGCTGCTGTCTATCCTCGTGAGGTAGCACGCGCTGCACTGGCTCACAATGCCGCCGCCGTGATCTTCGCTCACAACCACCCCAGCGGCGTTGCAGAGCCCTCAGCAGCCGATAAGCGCATCACTGAAAGGCTCGTCAACGCGCTGGCACTGCTGGACATCAGGGTCCTCGACCACATCATCATCGGAGGAACCAACTATTACAGTTTTGCGGAATCGGGGCTCTTGTAGCCCCCACCCCCACCATAGGGAGAAAAATCATGAGTGAAGAACGCGCTACATACAGGACCAGCAAGTCCCCGGGGAAACTCCCCGGGGGCACTCTGCTCAAATATACTGATCCAGGCTACCAGGAACCCACCTTTGAGGATGTCAGAACACTGAAGGAAATCAGCGGGAAAACAGGCAGGGAATTGTCCGAACTGGTGGGCCTGAAAGATAACCGAACCTTTCGGAAATGGACAGCACCCCCGGGCGCCAGCCAGAAAGCGCAGATCCCGTATTCCGCCTGGCGGCTGCTGTTGATTGAGTTGGGCATCGTAAGCCAATAATCAGGGCCACTGAACAAGCGACTCGTTCAAGAAGTCAAAATCATTGATCGACAGTCCCTCCCTGATATAGATGAGCCCTTGCATATCGCTGTGCCATATTGCGTACGCCGAAGTGATCGGAGGGGTGTACCCCCCGCCTCCCGTGGGCGGGCTGGCGGGGTTAACCGTCCTGGGCCCGAATTGGTCAGATACAAAACCGGGCTTGGAGCCAATGCAATACAAATTGTACTTAATCAGATTCCCCTCAATATCGACTTCTATCTCTGCTGGCGGAAACCAGTGATTGAGCCAGAACCCTTCATTTAATTTTGGGTCCCATGGGCCAAAGTTTCCGGCCTGTACGCTTTGGGTATTAAAAGTACCCTGTAACACCTGCCCCGTCGTGGTCGCGATAATGTCATTACCAAGAAGGTCAACGCCAACCTTGTAGTTAACATCGCCCGCCGAAAGCCCCAAGCCGTTGTAATCGATTCTGAGCCCCCACTCTATTTCAAGCCTTGAATCGTAAAGCGGAATCAGGTCTTCGTAAGGGCCCACTCCGTGCCGGTTATAATCGCCATCGGCGGTTCTAAAATACGTTCGCTGACTCGTGTCACCCAGCGTCATAGCAATATCCCAGCGAATGCGCGCACTCACTGCTCTGTGAGTGTGGCCCACGGGGATCGGCTCGGGGTCCTCTCCAGGCGGTGGCCACCCTCCGGCACCGGGCTCTATTCGGTGGGTGTTTCGCGTGGTCCACAGTGGGCCAAGTAAGGTAAAGTTCTCCGAGACGCTGGGACCATTGAACCCGTCGCCGAGCCAGGTGGTGCCGAGCGACAGAAGATTATGGAGCGGCTCTACATAGTAGAAAATCGAGGCGGGCGCACAGGGCCTCGGGTTGTTCCTGAAGCCTATGACCTTGGGGCTCTTCCAGTCCTGGTTCTCAAACTTAACCACGACATCATCGTTGTCAACGAAAGCAGCCGCGTGGCAGGTGCCGTATTCAATCGGCACATTCTGCAGCTTTGTCGATTGGTTGATGTTGAGGTTTTGAGCGCTGGACTTAGCGCTATTCAGCGTAACCGTGCCGGTATTTTCTCCCCGATTGATATGGGACAATCTACCTGTCCGGTAGGTGGGCATGAACTTCTGCCAACCCGGCAGTAATGACCCGTTAAAGAAAACCTGTTCCGGGGACTGGATTTCGCGGGCGACCAGCTCGCCATACTCTGAGGTATACGGGGGGGCGCCGGGGGCTATTAATACCTCGTCGGGATCGCCATCGATCTCTATGAGAGCGACATCACCCGATCCAGACGTGGTGTAGTCGGCACACCATACCCCACGCAGTTGGGTCATGTTCACTTTGTTCAGTGCCGCGGCCTGAGCCACAACATTCGCCTGCTCGAGCTTCAACAGGCCCAGCGCAATGACGGCCTTGTCCTTCTTCGCGGTTGCCTCGATTGCGGCTACCGTGGCTGAATCGAGGGCCTTTTTGTCTTCGTCCGTTTTGTCGGTCGCGTTGTAAGCAGAGATCGCAGAGTACAGCGACGTAAGGGACGCCGCCTCAGCGGTTATCGCAGCATTGGCAGCGGCGGTGGCCGCAGTAATTTCAGCGTTGAGTTCGTCCGCGCGATCACTCAGGGCCGAGAGCCTGGCTGACTTTTCAGCTGAGCCATAGTCAATGGTGATCGTGTAGTTGCCCGGCGTCTCACCAATCTCGGTGATTGTCCCCTTACCCACGATCCCCTACGTCCATGTAAGAATCGCCGGAGTTCGTGGCGTAGTAATTGATATACGCCGGAACAATCGAGCCGCCGCTGTAATTGGCAGTATCCCCGGGACGAAGGAACCAATCAATCGCACATCGTATCCGCGTGCTACCCCCGATCGTCGTGCTGATCGAGCGCTCTTCTGTGAGCACGCGCGTTTTCGGATCGGTGGGCACCGTATACGGGTCACCATAGCCAGATATCGTGCAGGTGTGGTTTACATATCCCCGGTCAAATGTACTGAGCTCCAAAGGGGCGCGCGCCAGCTCTGACTGGACGAGTACGCCCTTAGCCACGGTTTGCCGACAAAGTACTATTTCTTCTACTCCCTGACGGGCGGTAATTTCGTCGACGTACTCATCCACATTTGGAATGACTGCTTGTGCATATATCGCCCTATCTGTCTGGATAGTGGCCTGCCAGCTGGATATCGGGATGATAATGTCGGGCGTGCCGGTGATGGTCAGTGAGTAGAGTTCATCGAACGCCTCTATTTCGCCCGTAAAATCATTGAAAGCAAGAGCAGCCCCGGCGCCAAGGGGTCCAGGGGCCGCACTGGAGCCGAATAAATGGGCACCCAGAACTTCTGGCGCTTGAAGCGGAGATGGCACTTCAATTCTGGTTTCATACCCGGAATTATCAGGAAAGGCCCCTGTGGGCACGCTGGAGATCGTGCGCGCAACGCCCTGTGTTATCCGCAGGTCATCAATGTACCCGTTGAAGTACTGATAGGCGGCGATCGACCCCCTGCCTACATGCAAGTCGACAGTAGCGGGGGTGCTAGGCGGGACCGTTCCGCCCAAGGGGCTTGGTGTCCCGGCATCAACTTGGATTGTGATCACACCGCCACTGTGGGTAACGGAGACATAATGCCAGGTGTTTGGTGACAGGACAGAATTGACCTGATATCCGGCAGAGGGCGTAAAGCCGTGATAGGCATAAAATGCAATGTTGTTGCTGATAACGGCAAATTCTACACCGCTCCCCGTCCCACCCAGCGTGGATAGAATCATGCCTGTGTGCGAGGCAGCTATCCATATCCAGCCTTCAATGGTGTAATCTTCATCGAGATTGTGAAGAAAGTCATAGTCCCCGGGGGTTGTGACGTATTTAGCCGCCCCGTCGAGGCCCAAAGAGGTGGCACCCCATTTTTTCTGCGCGTCATCGAGCTCTGCGCCGCCGTGAAAGGTAAACGCATTTCCTACGGTAGGTGTGTAGGAAGTATCGCCGTCAGTGCCGTCGAAATGCGACAGCAGGACGACATCATCAAAATGCGGATCGGACATTTAGCCCACTGTGGCGCTAATAATGCTGACGGGCGCGCCGGAGAAAATAAGAAGACTGTTGATCACAAGATACCCTGATACGGCACTCGTACCTTGTTGCGCCGGCAGGCTTAAATGCACCAGGCCGTTCGAGTCGCAAAACTCCCCATAGGCGGCGGTGCCATCCGCGTCTGCACTGGTGTCGGGCCCGGAAAACGTGAAGGTCAGCTGACCGGCGACGTCGACGGTCCCGGCAGGATCTGTCAAGGGAACTTCGGCCAGAAGGACATCGGCGCCATCGCGGATCTTCACGGACCCGGCGGCCACCCCCGCATCGATCAGGTCGAGGAAGGATGTTTGTGCCGCGATCAGTGCTGCGGCTGAATAGGTTGCTTCAGAAGGTACGGCCATCGGGCTTACTCCTCAGTCGAGATGGCGGCGCGCGCCGCTTCCTGGGCCAGCTCATTGGTTGAAAATACGATACCCTTGGCCTTGCACGCTTCCCGCCACTTTTTCACCTGCTCCAGCAACTGGGTCGGGTTCCCGCCGCGACGGCGAATCATCTCGATCTCACTGGCAAATCCAGCCTGTACCAGCGCCTCAGCACCCAGGGCCTCTTTCAACGGATCAATCCAGGGCATGGCCTGGGCAACATAGAAGGCATCTTTCATCGACGCGGGATCGACATCCGACGGCATCCGAACAACGCCAGAGAGGTGGGCGGTCTCCACAAACCGATGCCACACAGGCTGCAGGAAACTGCCCACAAATTCGTCGACCAGGACTGCGTAATGCACCCACTGTTCTACCAGCTCCTGCCTCTGGGCTGAGTACGTGCCGTTATAGTCCTTACTTAAGCTGCTGTAGCTGCCACCGAATCCGCAGGCCACCCCGCGGAGTTGTCCTTGCCTGAAGGTGATCAGATTGGGGTTCGGGCGCTTCGAATCGACCATGCCAATCTCTTCGCCTGGCGTGAGGTCATCGATAACCATCCCCGCCTGGAAGTTGATTTGGCGGTCCTCGTCGGTCTGCGCGGAGTCGTACTGATCCGCATTCCCCTTCTTCACGTAGGCCGTGAGCATCGCCGCGATCTTTGCGGCGACACGTTCCGACTCCTCATAATCCTTGATATCTTCGAGGCGGGTGATGACGCTGGCGAACTCTGATATACCACGGACCTGGCCGATATTATCGATGCTCGCCAGTTGAACAACGCGCTCCCAGGGAATTCGCTTGGTTTCCGAACCGAACGGTGCGCTGACCTTCCATGGCTCGGTCTTCAGAACATGTAGCGCCACCGGCCGCCCCCAGGTATTTCGTTCGATGCCCTGGAGAATTCGGTCACGCTCATCGTTGAAATCAATAGGAACCAAATCGGCCTCGAACATCTCCAAAGACATCGGAACTTGGGTTCCGTGGTCGATATCGGCGCGGAGGCCCTGAACAAACTGCCCAAATGTTTCACCATCCCGGAGCCACCCACGGGCAACCGCGCGCTGGAGCTGTGAGAAACTCATCCGGTGCGTCACTTCCGGCTTGATGCACCAATCCCTATACGCCTCAGACAAATCGCGGGCGTACACTTCGTGAATCTCACCCTTCGCGTTCCGTGGTTCCGGCTCGATGCCGATGCCATTGGGGCCGGCGACATTGTTGACCAGCACCCGAAGGGCACCCCTTGCGAGGTCGTGATTCCTTACCAGGTGTCGAGCCTGTGTCCGAATAGCCGTCGCGGATCGCTGAACGAGCTGGTTTTGGGAGCCACGGTTCTTGTAGAAGTTTCGATTCCTTGAGGGCTCCGCAGCCTCATAGTAGGAGAGCGCCTCCCGGGCCGCCCGGCGCCGGACAGCTGCCTCTGGAGACAGGTAAGCAACGACCTTGTCCAGGGTGTTCATGGTTAACAATTCCTGTTCAGATTTGCCTGCCGGAAGCGCAGCGGGTTGCCGTCAGCAACGGCCGCTTCGCGCGACACTTGGGCTTCCAGCGTCTTGATCATTTTCTGCACCTGTTCGAGCTCTGCCATACGGTGGGTCTTATCCCCATGGCGTGATTCTTGCGCCTGCAATATTTCCAACTCGGCGGCAAGATAGGCATCCAGTCGCGTCTGTGTACTCATGTCCTTCCTCTCGGCCTGCCTCTTCGAGGCTGGCGATTTACGTTAATTTGTCGATGACATACAGCCTGAGCGATGATTCGTTCACGCCCGGCGTAAAACCCCGAAAATTAGCGAGATACACGCCGTCCACAGTGGCCACGTGCACCCGCGCATGCAGCTTCACCATCCTGTCCACCAGGTCATTCTGAGCCTTTGACTCGGGGCGCCAGGAATACACAAGATCCCTGTCGCTCTCTGAATACCCCCGGTCACTGATCGCGGAACCGCCATCCAACGTGGCCACACGATTGACCCTGCGGTTGGTTTCGCCGTTCGTGTTATTCGCAAGCGTATTAATGGTGACCTGGCCCGACAGGTCGAACAGTTCGGAGGAGATTGAAACAATCATGACGTACCCAGCAGGGTCTGGAGGCCGTCTTTATTCACCCGCGTCTGGATGGCCTGGAACAGCTCATACATAATGGCCTCGAGGTGAGGCTTTAATCCGTCACCATTGACCTTGATGAGGGGGCTCCCCTCGGTGAGCGCTTTTGCCCTGGCTCGCGCCAGTACGATTTCCGCGTCGGTGAGGCGCTTTTGCTGCTCAAAACTCTCCTGGCGTCGCTGATCCTCTTTCTCGATTTGATCGACTATGTCCAACTTGTCAAACTTGGAAATATCGTCATCGCCCAGAAGGCTGAACAGATCGGTAACCGAGCTGCCAGTACTTTCGATGGCGGTACTGATCGACTCATAAGCCGCCACCGCCCTTTCGGCATCCGCCGAAATCTGGGCTGCAGTGATAACCGATTGCGCTTTAATGGCCGCGAGCTGCTTTTCAAGCTGTAGTTTGTTCCCCGCGGAACCGAGCTTGTCGGTCGACGCGGCTGCCTTGTCCATTGAGTTTGAGACAACGGAAAACGTACCCTCCAGCAGCTTGCCTTCCTTGCCCAGATTGCTTGTTGCTTCGGCCGTGTCGTCGAGAATATCGTCGTAGGACTTCAGAATGCCGATTGTCCCGGCTGCGGCCTGTGGCGTGAGCTCGATTTCTTTCAGGCTGTCGGCGCTCGTACGGGCCGCATCTCCCATCTGGTTGAGAGCCGGCGTCATCCCGTCGTTAAGGCTGTTTATGATGTCGTAGGCTGAGTCATCGAATATATTGAACTTCTCAACAACATCGCCAATAAACGTGCTAATTGACGTTCCTGTTGTTAGCTCGGCTGCCTTGTTCGCCAAAGTGCCCAGCGCAAGACCGGCCGCGCCAGCAGCAGTCAGCAACCCCCCCTTGCCGAGCTGCGCGATAAGCCCCGTTTTCCCTTGGAGGGACGCACCAGCTGACCCAAGCGAAGTAACCAAGCTTAAGGACTGCTTTCCTGCAATAATTGCGACAAGCGCCTCGATGGACGGCAGCAGGGAGACCAGGGCGCCCGATAGAATATTCGCCTGTGTCGCAAATCCTGAGAAATTTCCCAATGACTTGGCAAGCTCGGGGTCCAGGTCTCTGAGCCCCCCCACAATGTCGGTGATGGCGTCGAACATGGGGCCAAAAGATTCAATAACCCCAGCGGTAAATTCAGACAGCCCCAGAAATGCCGCACCGGCCAGCTCAATCGCATCTTTCAGGCCATCGACGGTGGTGAGGTCGATCTCATCAAACAGCACGCCAAGCGAATTGGACACCGTTCTCACACCGGCAATGAAATCAGAGAAGTCTGCCGCATCCAGCGCCGCGGGCAAATTCCGTGCTACGGTTTCAAGCGTTTCCTGAAGCCCCCGGAATTCCCCCTCTATGAAACTCACCAGCTGATTGATACCGCTGTTTTCTTTCTTTGCAGATGCGCCAAGGGATTGGAATATGGCTGTTATTGCATCTGCAACCCCGCCAAACTCATCGAGCAGTGGTTCACCGATAACAATAAAGAGGTTCGTGAACGCGGCCTTGGCTCGGTCGGCTGCCTTCTCGGCTGTTCCCAGCTGCAGTGCGACCTCCTTTGCGGCACTACCGAGGAAATCGTAACTGTCTGAAGCGATACGAAGCGTGTCACTCAGGCCCGCAGTTACTGCCAGGAACTGTGAGGTCCGCTGTTTGCCCACGAGCTGCGAGGCGAGATAAATCTGCTGCTCTTTCTCAACACCCTGAAGCGCCGTCGCCACATCAAAATAGATGTCTCTTGCCGAACGTAGCTCGCCATTCACACCAGTCTGGGAAACCCCCAACTCTTCCAGAGCAGCTACGACGGTGGGATTGTCGTCGACGAGACTGAGGAACGCCGTCCTGAGCGCGTTGGCCACTTCGGACCCACTCTGGAAAACCTCAATACCAGGCGTAAGAATGCCGATGGTTTCCTGCAGGGACAGCCCGGCGGTTTTTGCTACAGGAGAAAGAGTGGAGAAGCCCTTGAGAAGCTGGCCGGTCGTGGCTGCATACTCGTTTGACACCTGGTTGAGCAGGTCCACGATAATCGCCGAATCGCCCACCTCGGCGCCAAAACCCTTGATTGAGGCAACCAGCTGAGCGGAGCTCTCAGCGGCCTCGACATTGCCGGCAATAACCAGGTCAAGCCCGGCCTTGGTCAGGTCTCCGGCCTCCCTCGCGGTGAATCCCGCCTGCTTGTAGTTGGTTATGGAGTTGAGGACATCAACGGACGCGACGCCATACCGCTCCGACATCTCTATCGCAAGATCGGTGTATCGCTCAATGGAGTCAGTTTCAGAAAGGACCTTTTGGAGATCGGCAGCGGCCGACTGGAAGTCACCGGCAGCTTTGACAGAAAAACCGACTAAGGCGGCACCGGCGGCCAAAATGCCGGCCTCGAGCTTGACGGCTGAGCCCGTGAAGTCTGCAATTGGCTGGGTCGCTGACTGCAGGTTGCCCGCGAACTTATTGGCGTTATTCAGCGCGGCCTGAGTGGCTGCGGCGGTTTTATCGACCCCCTCAAATACCAGCTCAATAGTTCTCTGAGCATCTGCCACCGGTTCTACCCCTTGTTTCGTTCACGGTAGTATTCGTTCCAAATTGCGGTTTCTACTTCGGTCAAGTAGCCCTCTGGGAAAACATCTGGTCGGGCTTCAAACAGGAATCGTCCACGCTTTGCGCAAAGTAATACTGCCGCCCTTATTTCGGGGTCTCGCCAGAGGGCTTTGGCTTTCCCAGTTCGGCGCCCCGCCCTGTTAAGCTCAGAATCGTTTGGGTCAGGTGATAGAACTGCGTGGGAAAGGTCTCAGCCAGCTTGACGGCTACGTCCCTGTGATTGATCCCCAATTCCGGCTTGATGGACCCGACTGTCAACAGCTCTATCCGGCGGGATATGTCGGGAGGCACACCAGACTCAGAAATTCCCGCCAGTTTCCGAATAGCCTCAGCCTTGTCGCCATCACCTGAAAATGCCTCTACCAATGCCCTGGCGTTTTCAATCCCACTCTCTGCAGCAAGATTGGCGCGGCCCAGCTCAGCACCGGTCAACCCCCTGACAACCCACAGCGGCTCCTCCTCCCCGAAAAAATCCTTCAGTTCCGGCACCTCAATGGTCTCCTCCCTGTGAACCAGAGACGCATTGAGGAATTTGTTGAGGTCCATTAAGACGCCACGTCGACCGTGCCCTCAGCCGGCGTGATGGTGCAGGACGCAGTCACATTGCCACCGCCGGCCGGGAACGTCCGTGACATACCGAAGATACCCTGGGTCAATTGCTTCGGGACGGTAAGGTCACGGTCCGGCCGGAACTCGAACCACAGGTTTTTCCCCTTGAGAGGGACAAAGTTGTCCGTAATGCCATCCGCCATCACGATATTGAACGACGCCTGGCCGAGCGAAGAACTGGAGCTGCCTACGGGTCCATCGTAGGTATCTGTTGAACTGATGCTGTGGGTGTCCTCCGCCGGCACCCAGTCACTCGCCTTCGGCATCGGGGCAAACAGTGGTGTCGCGCCCTTGATGTACACCTTCTTGGCCACGTCTCCAGTGTGAATCGCGGGCAGCGCATCCACGAACGTAACCTCGCCGGTCGCGTAGTTGATCTCGCCGATCGGGTAATCAGAACGCTCAAGATGAAGTCCCGGCACCTGGTAGATCTCACCCGACGTCACGATGGCGGCCGTAATGCTGGTCAGGCGAACCTGCGCGATTTCTACGGACCCGACAGGTATATACGGGGGGCCACCGTCGGCCCCCCTGACCTCACTGAAAGCCGTGTTATCTACGCCAGCCACGGCAACGACAGCACCGCTCGAATTAACGGTGATGGAGGTGATCCGGTGCGTATCCGTGGTGAGACCGCGGCTCACAGAGATACCGGACGCCGCGGAAACCGCCACGACGCCGTCGGCATCAGCGCCTGTCATTCCGGGCGCCACTACAGTCAGGGCCGCAACATCGACCTCGTCATTCGAACTGCCTGGCGTAACGACGCCGCCAGTCTTCAGACCATAGGGCGCCAATGTGGGAGCGAAGCCTGACACCCGGGACACCGGCGCGAAGGACGCGGAAAATTTAGTTTTGTCGCCGCTGTCCGTCATCTCCTCGAAGGGGTATGACGTCTGGCCGGACTCGTAACGTACTATTGGTTGTCCCATTGGATTATCCTCTAGGGTTCATCGATTGTGTAAGGGTCACCGCGCACGTGGTGGTAGCGCACGGTAAATTGAGCCTCGGCAAAGACCAGCTTCCCGATCTCGGTTAATATTCCGCCGCCGGTGTACTGGACGCCGTCCGCAAGTCCGGTGAAGGTTTCGTCAGAGAACATGGCGGTGATTATCTGGGCCAGCAGTTCATTCGCCTGGGCTCTGAGTAACGCCCGACTCGCCTGCGGAGCCGCAGCGGCAGCCTTTGCAATCGCCACTGGCATCTCGATATTGGTGATACCGTACTGATCGTTCTCCGCGGCATCTTCGCCCTCTTCCACGATCGTGACGGGAACGTCATCCTCGTCCTCCGGGACCTCCAGCGCATACTCACCGCCTACTGCGGTAGTAATCGCGGATAAAAGCTGTTCCCTCACCGATACCGGCATGGCCTACTCTTTCGGGTACTTTTTCTGCAGGATGAAACGCATCGCATCCAACAGCTGAAATTGATAGATATCGCTGGCCTCGGGCAACACGTCATCCCGGACCGTGTTGAATACCTGGGAAAGACTGGCGGAGTACGCCACATCGATCTTTCCGCCCTTGGGCCCGGGTGACTCCCGACGCCTGACGATAGCCAGAGCCCGACTGTTCGGCAGGACCATGTAGAAAAATTCTTTTCCAAGCGGCTTGGTTGACCCTACGGGCTTGACCTTGACCCGAATTCCACGGGCCGGGACCGGCGGTGGCTTTATCCAGCTGACCTTGTCGCTGCTGACATTGGAATCAGTCGAGTACTTCGAAAGCAACAAACCCCTGGAGGGCGTGCGAATAGCGCCGCTGAGATCGCTTCGACTTGCCTTTTTGATGGCCAGACGCTCTCTCACATACTTGGCCTTCAGCCGTACCTGGCTGCGAATCGCCGCACTCGCCAGCGTCTTTACCTTCGGCGCCGCCTTGTTGATCGCGATCCGAATCGCATCCGACGTGTGCCCACCGACATGCTCGAAGTACGATACCGCCTCAGCGATATCATCCTGTCTGGCCTGTATCGTGTAGCCAATCATGCTGCCAGGCACCGGTGTTCAAAGCCGTCGGACTGTAGAACCTCAGCCACCGTGTACACCTTTGAGGAGGCGGTGATCGTAAAGGTCTCCTGCCGCTTTGGGACGGCAGCGAGCTCTGAGATGCGAACGCTGATAATCACTGACTTGGCATTTATCTCGGCTGTGCCGCCGTAACTCGACAGGTTGTGATCGACAATCACCGAACAATCGGTGGTGCTGGCGTCCTTCTTGGTGAACACAGCAGCATCACCGTATCGGTCATAGATTGCCTCGAGGCCGGTCGACATTGGCGCCGAGAACTTACTCACTAGGTGACAGTGCCGGGTACGCCGGTGAATTTGACCTGCATGGTGGTGTCACTGCTGGTGTACGACCCCCAGGCTACTGCCGGGGGACCGGTAACATCACCAGAGGCAGGGGTCGCGGCGTTATCGTCGAACTTGCCCGCCGAGACATCCCAGGTCAGATCCTCACCATCTGAGATCACCGCAGCAGTGACCTTGGGTACAGTGAACACCCCGGACATGGCGACACTGCCGGTTTCGCCGATCGCCAGGTCCACCAGGGCCACACCGAGAGTCTGGCCAATAACAACCACATCACCGGAACTGATTGCGGCGGCCGCGGTGTGTTGGCGGATATCGCCACTTTCTACAAAATTGCTCGCCATAATTTGGCTCCTATCAGTTGATTATCAGGCGGCGCTCTTAGGCGCCGGCGTCAGTTGTTGCCCCGCGGTAGTCGATGGCCGCGACACCGAAATCAAGCCGCGCCTTGAACTGCGTGCCGTCGACGGTGAAGCCCATCTGCTGTTCGATGTACGGCTCCTGGTTGCCGTCCAGGAACGCAACCTCGATGACCGGCGCCACGTTCGGATCGGCGAACATGTAGCGACGGGTGCCGCTCATACGCGGAGTGTCGACAACGTCGTCGAACAGTCCGCGCACCACATTGGGCCGGCGCTGGTTCTTGTTCGCCTCGTCGTCGTATTCCTGTTCGTTCACCTGGCGGGCAGTACCGCCCAGACCAACAGGAACTACCAGCAAGCTGGGCCGCAGATCCAGGAAGTCGTTATCGCCAACATCAGTCTGGGAGGCCATCAGCACCCGGTCTGCCTCGATGCTGGTTACCGAGAGGGCAGCGCCTGAACCAATGTTGCCGTGATCGGCGTGGAACAGAGTCTTCGAGTCAGAAACCAGAACCGGACCAAGGCCGCTGTTCTCGGCCAGCAGTGCGTACACCGCAGCTTCGATGGTGCGGCGCCCGGCGCGCCCGAGCATTGCAGCCAGGCTGAGGAATGCACCCAGATCGTCGTTCACGATCGTCTTCCGGGAAATGTTGATCACATTGCCCTTGGTATCGGCGGTGATGCTGCCCTTCTCGCCATCCGGAATGGTCTTGTTCTTGAACTCACCAAGCTCATTGAGTGATTCCAGGTTGCCCAGGGAGCCCGTGCGATAGCGATTGTGCGCCCGGAAATCTGACACACTGCCCGTCGCACAGAACCGGCTCCAGGTATCCGGAGCCACCGCATAGGCCTCTTGGAGAGCCTTGTGCATGGCATTTTCCAACAGAACAGGGAAGTCACTGGTGCTGGTGGTAAACGCTGCGGCAACGACTTCCATCTGATTCATAGAGGAATGATTGACGCCAGCGCGGTCCAGGGAGGCCTTGGCGAAGTCCAGCAGCTTGAAGCTGCCGAAGTTCGAAGCCTTTGCGAAATTCCGCGATTCATCGTTGGCCAGGCCAGCTTTGACCAGAAGAGAGGCAACAGCGTCACGCCGGAAGCGCTCGGTGCCATCGTCACCAGTCACTCGAATACTACCCGCCACGGGCTCAGCGCCCTCGGCCATTTTCGCCAGAATTTTCTGGCCAGCGGCCTCGGGCGTCATCTCATGATTCTCCAGCAGTTCCGCCTGGAGCTCAGACATGCCGTCCCGGTCGATAAAGGGCTTGAAGGTCGCCTGGATGCCTTCACGGCGTTCCTTGTCTTTGGCAAGAGCTTCCTTTGCAGCCTTGGCAGCAACCTCCCCCTGCTCTTTGGCTTTGGCATCGTCCGCCGCCTTCGCATCCGCTTTTGCCTTGGCTTCAGCGGCTTTCTTCTCTTCTTCTGTCATGGTTTGCTCCCTTGCAAGTGAACCTGCGTGAGTGTTTGATTTTGTGAAGCGGACCATCGCCGCTTCCGAGATTTTCGCGGATGCCGCAATGGAAATGGATTCAACTACCGAATCGACGTAGCCCTCGGCGAGAGCCTCTTCGGCGGTGAAGTAATGGTCTTTGCCGTCGGCCAGAATCGCGATCACGTCTTCCTTGGATTTCCCTGACTGCGCGACGTAACTGGTGGCCATAGCCTCAGACCAGGTATCGAGTTGGTCAGCATACTCCCGGAGCTCCGCCGCGTTCCCGGCACAATAAATCCAGGGCGCATGAATCATGAGGATGGCGTTCTCCGCCATCTCCACCGTATCGCCCGCCATGGCGATCAGGGATGCGCAAGACATCGCCACCCCGTCGATGGCTACGGTGACGTGCGCGGAATGGCGCTTGATCGCGTTGTAGATGGCCAGGCCATCAGGGACAGAACCACCGTAAGAATTGATGCGGACAGTGATCCGATCGGCCTCGAGTGCGTTGATCTGAGCAACAAAATCAGCCGCAGACGTGGTTTCCTCAAACCAGCTCTCGCCGATATCGCCGTAGATCCAGATCTCTGGCTCGCCAGATGCCGCTCGAATTTCGTACCAATTGCGCATAGATAATCCTCTGAATGCTCAGATGTTGCGTATAGTGGGTGTCGCTTTTTAGGGGAAAATCGGAATTTCTACGAAGGAGTATTGTGGAGAGCCCGATAAACCGTATCTCTGCCACAGCCGTATTTCTTGCAGACTTCCTGCAGGTTCCCGCCGACGAAGTCCCGGCGGATAAGGGCATCTCGCTCCTTCGCCGACATATTCTTCAGCTTCATCGGCCAATAGTGCTCAATGCCAGCCTGGCCATTTTCTATCCCCCAGGCGATTATCTTGCCGGCCGTTTCCTGAGCTTTCTTTTTAGTTTGTCCACAGCCCTCCTGCAGGGCCTGGGTCAGTAATTCATTCAATGTCAAAGTCTGCTACTCCATCCGTCACGGCCAATCGATTGCGCTTTACGCTTCCTCTTTGGCGCTGTCCTTTCCGCGCGGCGCTCCTCGGCAGTGATCATCTCGGAATTGCCACCCCCGTGGATCGGCGCCGCCCAGGTGGGCGGTTCGTCCCATGAGAGTTTCCCCTTTGCCCCGAAACCCAGAGACTCACAGACCGCCAGCGCGTAGACCCACAGATCAAGGGCCTCATTGCGCTTGGCAATCTGCTTCCACTTGCCATTTGGCTGACGCGTTTCTGCGCGCAATTCGTCAAAATAAGCGGCCGGCAGCCAGGCCGGCACATGGAAATAACCAGGTCCCGGCACCTTCCTGCGCATGGAGGCGGCGACGATATCCTTGTAGTAATCCGTGTCCAGGAGCCAAACCGGCATATCCCGCATCGCCTTACCCAGGTTGTTCCTGGCGTGGCTGCGTACGATGGGTTTTTCCTTGGTAGCGCGAGTGCCGTCCCGGCCCTTCAGCAACAACACCTTGTGCGACAAGCCCTGCTTCCGCAATCGACGAAACCAGGCATAGGCATTTTGAGTAGTGCCCTGTTCACCGCCGGTGTCCACGCCGACCCGGTAGACGCGGAGTTCTTTATCACTACTGGTCCGGTACGTCGCCGAGACCAGCTTTTCGGTGATCAGGTCCCAGTCTTCCGGGTAACCGGCAGGATCAACTTGCGCGGGGTCACCGTCTCGCTCCGTTTGCCGGATCATGTAGCGATCGACCAGCCAGGAGGTCAGATCCTCACCAAAGGCGCGCACTTCACACACAAAACGGCTGTTCATGCCGCCCTGAATATCCACGGTGGCGATGAGAAATCGCGCTTCGTCGGGCACGTAATATCGCTGAAGCTCCTCGGCGCGGCTCTCGATGTCCGCCTCCGTATCCGCCAACAGGTGCCGCGGCATGTAGGGCATGCCCTGGTCGGTGTTGGTCGTCACCTTGAGGCGCTTTTCGGAACCGGTTAGCGCATACTCTCGCAACCCCTGAAGGTAACGAAGTATCAGGCTCTCCCAAGTCTGATAGGCTGCCGCGACGCCGCCCAACCAATAGCCGGCCATTGTCGATGCCTGAACATCGCCCTGGACCTCGCCGTCATTCGACACTGTCTGGCCTTCAGCAACCCAGCGGGCCGTGCTCAGGTCATTCAGTTGGGGTTTCCATTTTTGCTCAATCAGGCTCCCACAACTCGGGCACATGACACGCGCGTGCTCCTCAGCCAAGCGTGATATCTCGGCCTTCCGGATGATCTCAAGGAGTTCTTCCTCTCGCGGCAACGTTGCAAACAGCTCGAGGCCCGGCTTTGCCTCGAAGTAATCTCGGCAATCCAGGCACTGCCAATACCACCGGCGACGATCGCTGCTGTTGTAGATCCCGAGTATGCCTGTCGAGGGTGGCGCTTCGTGGGCCGACTCAGCGCGCCACTGCGGCTTCGAGCAATCACGCCCTGGCGAGGATTCAACCAAGCACATGCCGCGCGACAAAAAAGTCTGCGTTCGCTTGAGCGCGAGGGGGAAGGCCGCGCCCTCCCCATCGATGTTCTCCGGGTAACGGTCGTAATCGGTGAGTGCGACATACCGATAGTCCGAGGAAGATAGCTGCGACGCCGAAGGCCAGGCGATTTTCAGCCACATGCCGTGCTTGAACAGCTTATCGTGCGTATTGTCGTCGTGCCCATGCGGACTCATGAGCTTGGACAACGCCGGGCTGTAGCGGATGGCCCGGTCGATCCGGATCTTGCTGAACTCCCGGGACTTGTCCTGGGACATTTGCACAATCAGCATGTCACCCGGGTCGCAGGTCACATTCCGCGCGAACCACCCATCGATGAGCCCCATGGTCTTGCCGGTTCGCGCCGGGCCGACAAAACAGATGGCCTCATGCCGCCGACTGGCGAGCATGTCCATAGGCTCCACCATGTAGGGCGTATCATCCGACGACCAGGGCCCCGAATAGCCACCCGGCTGGCGTATAACCAGGGTCTCGGCGGCGCCTTCTGACACGCTGATTCGCTTCGGTGGCCGGAAGGCCTCGGCGGCGGCCCGGACAATCGGCAGCGCGGATGCGAATGCGGTCATTCCTCGACCGGCCCCAGTGTTGAAATCCGTTCCGCGAGAGAGTCCAGAGAGACAAACAGCGCCGCCTCCACCCGCTCAGCGGTGTCCCCGGAAACCGAGTACTTGCGCTCGAGGATATCCGGTATTGCCTGTATGTCTTGAGACAGCGCAGCAAAGGTGGTCGCAATCACCCGCTCGACCTCCTCAACCGGAATCAGCTCCTGGTCCCGCTCCTCGAGTTCGCGTTTCTTAACTTCGGACTCATACCAGGCCTTCCTCTCGGCTGGCGTGAAGCTGTCAACGTCCGGCCCGTCAGTTTCTGTTGCAGCGCTGAATCGCCAGCGCGCGACAGCGATGACATCGAAGACCCAGGGGACACCACTTCGGCCCCGCTTCACCACGGGACAGCCCCTACGCACCCAGGCGTCTACAGTGTTG